AAAGGCATTAATTCTTCGCCTAATGTTATTGCTAAATTTTGTAAATTATTTCTAAGTAGTTGTGTTTGTGCTTTAAAACTTTCAAGTTGTTTTTCTGCAATAGCTTGTGTAGTTCCGCCTGCTCTTCTTAATTCATGTTCATAATTACGGATCTGGTCTGTCGAACCACTTAAAATCTTTACTGCGTCTGCTACACCACGATTAAGTCCTAATTGATCCAAAGTCGCAGCTTTCATTTCATCTGACATTGGCCCCAAAACTCTATCAAGTTCTTCAACTATATCAGCAACATTCTTCATCTTGCCTTCTGAATCGAACATTTGAAGTCCTAGCGCAGCAAATGCCTCACTATTTTTTGCGGTAGCTCTTGGAATATCTCGAAGAACTTGGTTAAGTTTTTCACCACCCTCAGCACCTTTAACACCCCTATCAGCGAATGCTGCAAGAACAGCTACACCCTCTTCTACATCTTTATTAACAACCTTTAAAGCTGCACCTGCTTTAGTAGTTAAAGCCTCAGCAAATTGTTGAACACTTGCGTTTGCTAAAGTGTTAGCTTTTACAAGAACATCTGTAACTCTTGTTAATCCCATGAGGTTTTCTCTTGCGTCTTTTGAAGTTAAACCTAAAGCTGATTGAGCGTCAGTTGCTAAGTCGGTAGCTGTAGCCATGTCGAACATACCTGCTTGGGCAAAGGCAGCAACTTGGGGCAAAGCTGCAATAGATTGTTCTGCGTCTAAACCTGCAGACGCTAAGAAGAAGAACGCCTCAGCTGATTGGTCAGCAGAAATTGTAGTTTCAGTTGCTACTTGTCTTGCCGCCATAGCCATTTGCTCTTGCTGAAGAGTAGTAGTTTTCATGATTGCAAGAGATTGCGTCATCTTGTCTTCAAATTCAGTAAATGCTTGAACAGATTCTATAACGCCTTTTGCTAAAGCAAGAACTGCACCTGCTGCGACAGCTGCACCAACTTTTGCAAGATTTGCTAGTTTAGTTCCTGCAAGTTTTCCGCTTTTACCTAATGTCTCAAGCTGACCTCTAGCTACATTTGCCCCTTTTGTAGCTATCCTAATTATTAAGTCTGCACCTGCTCCCATTTATCTTGTCCTTTTTTTGCTTTCAGCGTCTGCTATTGCTATTGCTTTATTTCGTTCTTCTTGTTCCCAAAGGTAAAAAGTTGCCCATTGGTTGAACTCTTTTAATGACATAGTAGCTTGTAATTCACCTACTGTCATGCATAAGTCCCTAGCTAGTCTAAAGCGGAAGGCAAGATCTGGATTATTCTTGAAACTCGTCAGACATTAAAGTCTGGTCATCATCTCCAATCCCATTTAAGTTTGATATTTCAATAAATAGCCTGTCGATGATTTGAGCGTCCAGATCGTATAATTTTTCGATTGCCTCATCATCTAGCTTTGGATCTATAACGCTCACTTGCAATAGAGCTTTTTGATAATCAAAAGCGTCTTTTGATTCATCTTGAGTTATACGAGCCAAATCGATTTGCATTTTTTTTGTTAAACCACGAATGACAACTTTTGCGTTCCATTCTTTTATAACAACTTCTTTTGTTTCAACATTAGGAAGTTTTCCTAAGTTGTTTATATTTAAAATGTCCATATGCGTCCTTTATGAATTATTAGTGTGTGCCTCTTGTGACAGCACCGCTTACTTGAAAATCTGCGGAATATGCAACTACATCGCCTACAGGTGAACTTTGAGCGTAGCTTGTCAAAATACATTCGCCTGTATATTTGATATTGCCGCCTGTTGTTCCCTCTGGTGAGTATTCAAAAGATAGAGTTGCGGATTGTCCAACGACAGCTCCCAAAATTCCATCTATTGTGCTGTCCCAAAGTCCTGCTATTGCTATTGTTGCGTCCTTAAGTCCAACAATATAAGTTTTATTGCCGTCCCCAAGTACAGTTGTTTCAGCAACATCTGCAGTTTCTGGGAAATCCACAGAATTAATGTATGACGATATGTCAGTAAGTGTTCCACCAGAATCGTCTAGTTTAAAAACACTGTCCTTACCATGTGTAAATGCCATATATTGCTCCTATTCTTCTATTACTTGTTTCTTCCAAAGCCTACAATAGCAGAAAAACTTGGTGTTGTTCCGCCAATAGTAGCCTCAACTTTTAGATATCTGTTTACAGTAGTTCCCTCAGCTACATATTTTATTTCACTTGTAGTCGAAGTGGCTTGTGTAAATGTTACCAAATCTACATAAGTGACATCATCAGCTGAATGAGTTATTTTAATATCAGCTGTAGGGGAAGTTCCAGACGCAGCAGATACTATTAAAAAACCTGCTCCACCGTCAGCGGTTGAAGAGCTGTTATCTCTAGCAGTTCCACTTGTTGTTGAAGTATAAGTTGCACTCTCTAAGATATCGCCATCATATAAACCATTATCACTTTGAATATCAATAGAAGTAGCAACTACATCGCCAACTGGAGAGCTAACACCATAATTTGTAATGTTTCCATTTTGAAATCTAACTTTATCGGTAGCGTCAGTTCCCTCAACGCCAATTAATAAAAGACAATCAGCACCGCCTAAAAGTGGTTGTATAGTTGCGTCAGCTGTTGCGTCAAAAAATCCTGTAAGTGAAACAGTTCCGTCTTTGTTACCAACTATGTATGTTTTATTTGAGTTTCCAAATGTAGTTGTTTCTGCAATGTCAGCGGATCTGGTCGAATCAGCTGAATTAAAATAACTTGAAAAATCTGTTTCGTTTAAATATATTTTTGTATCTTTACCATGCACAAAGGCCATTATCTTTTACCACCATTCCTGCGTCTGCCTCTTCTTCTATTATTACTACCACCAGTTGATCCATACTTAGGCATTATTCTTCCTCAAATTCTGTATCAGTGTCTTCTACTTTTACATTAACACTCTCTTGCAATTTTTTCTCTTTATAGGCTTTTGTAATTTCTACAATTATCTTTTGTTTCACTAACCATTCCAATGACTCTTTAGGAATGTCACTTTTATTAATAGTGTCACCTGCAATAAATTCTTTTTTCTTAATTTTTATTCCTGTTAAAACTTCATAAGCCATTACGCTAAAACCTCCACTATGAATTCTACACCAAGATAATCAATATTGTTTATATTATACACGCCATAATTACTTGCTGATAATACTCTAACAGATTGAGCTTGTCCATTCAATGTTAAGTCAGATTCTATTTGAGCTTTTACAGAACTTGACCCGCTTGAAATCAAATATCCGTCTAAAGTGTTTTGGCTATCTTGTGCGTCCACTCTACCTACATAAAGATAAACTGGAATTTCATATCTATCTACACCCCTTTGCATAGTTGCGTCATAGCTTACACGATCCATTACGCCTACAACAGCTGTAGGTGGTTCAACCGAATCTGGAACATATTGATATACACTAAGGCTTGTAATATTTGAAAGATTATTTCCAATTTCATTTCTTATGTTTGTTAAGTTCGCCATTCCAGATCCTTATTGTTTGACTGTCATTCTACCAACTTTCCATTTGGTTTCAATCGCAATTGCAGCTCCTGCAAGAAGTGCTTTTTTCTCTGCCTCACTATCTCTAATAGCAATTTTAAAAAATGGTATAAGTGGTGTTCCTTTACGCCCTATGGCTTGTTGAACTGCATAAGGGCTTATGCCGTGGTCATCTGACCAATCTCTTAGAGCTTTAATAGGTGGATAGTGTGGCTTACTTCTTGACCATGGTTCTTTTAGTTTAACTTTTTGGTCATAATATCCATGAACATAAAGTGCGTAAGGGCTTCGACTATACAAATCAATTCCCTCAACAAAACCTGCTGTCTTTACCATATCGAATGTAATAGAGCCACGAAGATTGCCTCGCCAACTAGGTGCAGCTTTTTTTGCAGCGACAGTAATAGTTTGCCCATAAGCTGAAAAGAAATTACGAAGAGCTACACCTGCTAAGGCGTTGAGCTCCATTCTTTTTCTGAATTGATTTCCGCCAGATATTGTGTTGGCCATTATAATCTATGAACTACTAAATCTTCAATTAATTGTTTAGCGTCTGGATCAAATTTAGTAAATATTTCTATTTGCCCAGTTTGTTCATTTCCTAATACATTAAATGGTGCGTCTTTGCGTTTAAAAAATCTTAATGATTGAATTAATGCAGCTTGAGTTACAGCTTGAGGAATAGCTGACCAACCCCATTTAGCAGTTATTTTTACATTCTTTTGTATTAATGGATCAAATCTTTCAGACGATCTGGTTGGAAGTATTCTTAATTCAGTATAAGGTTTGTAATAAGTATTGCCGTCAGCAATATAATTTATTTCAGGATTTACAGGAATCAAAATGAAATCTGTATCTAATGTTAAAGTCGTGTCGTAAGTTCCATTATCAGTTGTATCTAATTCGACAACTAAACCTGTTGTAGTCGAGAGATCTGGAATCTCCAAGTAGAACTCATTTACAGGGCGAAAATATTTAATTTGTGCTGTAGTATCTTGAAAGAATCTTCTTCCAGTATATTGGTCAATTAATCTGCAAGCTGCGTTGATAGCATTGTCAATATTATTATCTTGAGCTGTTCCACTTAAACCGATGTAGCCTTTTAAATCATCTTTATCAATATATTGACCAGCCATTTAAAACCTACTTGGCTTTGTTTTCTTTAGGTGCTTTTGCCTTTTTTCCTAAACCCCATTCTTTAGCTTGTAAGTCAGATATTTCTTCACCTGCTCTAGCTACTAAAGAAACAGATTGACCTGCGAACTCTTTTGGATGTCCGTCAGATTCTACATATTTGTCATCTTTTTTATATAAATCTTTTTTTAATTTGTAAGCCATTTTTCCTTTTTCCTTTGAGTTCTGTTTCTCACTCGATCCATAAGACGAGTGAGAAAACAAAACCATAATTACTAACTTTAGAAGTTTGTAATTGAACAGAAAGCAGTTGCTCGATAGATTGCGAAACCTAAGCGCATATTTGCTTTCATCATTACTTTATCTTTTGTAAAGAAGTCATCATGTGAATCAGACATTGAAACATCCATGCCTTCTCTACTTACAATGTGTGCAGCTAAACCGCCACCGAATACACCGACAAGAGCTGTTCCTGCGGATATTGCGGTTGTTGGTACAACTGGAACACCCCACATACTAGCTGTAGGTGCACCATTGAACATTCCGTTTCCAATGAATAATGGTTGTAAAGCACCTGAAGTTGTAACAGCGTTTACTTCTGTAACAACATCATACCAATCAGATGGGTGCATAAGTATTGCGTCTGGCTCTAAGAATGCATCTTTTCTGATTTCAGTAATTGCTTGATAGATCTGGCCAATTCTCTTAAGATTTCCTGCGAATGAGGAATAATCAAAAGTATTGATTCCAGATTTGTTTAATACACCACGAATATTTGGTGCAGTTCCATTACCATTCAAGAGTTCGCTGTCAAGTCTTAGCTGTAACATTGTTCTTAATCTTGAATCTAAATAACCATTTACAGTTGCAACATCTGCTAAAAGCTCTTCAGTTACAGGAATAGAAACACCGAATTTTCTTATTTCTTCTGTGTTCTCTGTAAATGCTAGAGCTGATTCACCGAATGCGTTGCCTTCGGCTACTTCTGCAGCGTTGTTTGTAAAGGTTGTTTCTTCCAAATACTTGTATTGATATTGGTCAGTTGTAATAACTGAGAACAAATCAACAACAGTATTAGGATTTCTCAATGCAGTTGGGACAATTAAATCATCTCTAACTACTGCAGGTGGATAACCAGTTTCTGTTAAAAGAGTTTTTCTTTCAAGAATTGGATTCCACTTAATCTCAGAAGTTACATTAAGCATTCCGTCATTTTTATATGCTTGGTATGCTTTTGATTCCATTACCATATCTGCTAATGATTTTCTTGTGATTTTCTTTTCTTCTTCATGAATTGGAAGAGATTTTACTTCAGCACCTTTTTCAAGTTCAACTTCATTTTCAGCTTTTTGCTTTTCGAAAACTTGTTGCTCTCTTATTTCTGCTGAAAGGCTTTCAAGTTCTTCATTTCTTTTTGCCCATTCTTCTTTTTGTTCTGCTGACATATCAGAAAAATTGACATCTGCAAAGTTCTTTGCCTCTTCTCTTAATTCTTGAAGTTTAGATTGTTTTGCTTTTAAATCACTCATAACCTTTGCTCCTTAAATTAAATCTGAACTCTCATCTAACAATCTGCTAGTTTCCCTAAACAAATCATTGATTTCAAGTTCATTATCTATTACTTCGTTCCTATCACTCGCCACCCTTAACATAGTGTCTAAGTCTTGGTGCATATCTTCTAATGCGTCTTTTAGTTTTTCGATTGCGTCCGCTGACGAATCTGATAGGTTTTTATCTTTGCTTAAGCGTAAAGAAGTCAGCTCTTTACATCTTCCCAGAAGTGAAGTCATCTTGATAAGCAAGTTATCCACTTCTTCTACAAAACTCATTCCGCTTTTTTTTGAATCTTCTTTGACTTCTTCGTCCAGATCCTTTTGCGTTTGTTCTTTAATTCCTACTGTGTGTGTATTTTGATTAGCACCTACAAGAACTGGGCTTACTTCCCACACTTTGACATCTTTTAAAAATCTTACTTCTTGTTCCTCGCCATTACTTTTTGTAAACATTCCTTTTTCAGAATCATGAACTTCAAAACCGAATGACCATTGTTGTAAATCATCCATAGCTTTTACAGTTTCGTAAGCCTCACGCCCTGCCTCTGTATTCATATTGAACTTGCCTTCAAAGGTAGCTTTGTCATTATCTTGAACAATTTTTCCTTTACCTATAATGTGTTTCCAATCGTGTCCCCACACCATTACTACACCTTTGTCGCCATACCCACTTCTTATGGATCTAGGTAACACGACATCGTTGTCTGAATCTACTTCATTAAATACAGAAAAAACTGCTTTGACTTGTCCTGTTTCTTCGTTGAATGATAATAAGTCTTTACCTTTGTATTCTTTTTTGTCCAATTTCTTTAAATCCTTTTTTCGTTATAGTTTAAAAAACATCTACAATTTACAGTTAGATCTGGTGTTGCTCCCAAAGAGCTATCACCTGGATATGCTAACTTCATACCATCATAGTCAAATAATTTCTGCTCGTCTATCTCTGTTCCGTCTAAGATAACATGAGCGTCACGAACTTTGCCGTCCCTTTGACTAATCCATTCTTTAGTGTAGAGCAAACCGCTAGACTTTGCACCAACTAAACGCCCATAATTTGCAATCTTATTTGTTTCAGTTCTCGCTATTGTTAAAGCTCTTGTAAGATTTTTTTGACTAAGAACTTTACGCACTTTATCAGCGACAAAGTTTTGCAATCTACTGCCTGTATAGTTTAGCTCAAAAGCCTCATCAACTGCACTTAAAAAACTATTTTTAAATCTTGTCTTAGAAGTTTTGGCCATATTTGGTATCATCTCTTCAATAAGTCCTGCTAAATATTCTGCTGCCTCTTTATTTTGTCTGAGGTTTGTTAATGGAAATTTACTTGGATCGATGAGCCTTATAAAAAAACCTTGTGTCAATAATTCTTCTTCACTTCTTTTTTGTTCTATTCTTACTGTTGTTATTTCTTTAGTTAGATCTGGGAGCATTAAATCAATTTGATAATATGCAAAGTCATTAGCTATTGCGATGTAATAATCATAAAGAGAAGATTTCCAAGTATCCATGTTTGTATCAATAGCTTGATTAACGATAGCCTCAAGTCCTAACTCATTGGGCATGTATCTATTTAGTAATTGAAATATTTTCATATCTTGTGTTTGCAATAAATCAAAATATAATTCTTTA